AATGCAGTATCAGATATTTTCAGATCAGGGATGGTCTGGTATCCTGCAGGCAGGCGTTGGGCAGAAGAAGTTGTAGAGCAAGTGGCTTCGTTTCCCGCGTCAGACCACGACGACATGGTTGACTGCACAAGTATGGCGTTATCCCGTTTCCGAAACGGCGGGTTCATCAGCTTGGACAGCGACGAAAAAGATGACATTCTCTCTATGCCCCGTAGGGCGGCGTATTACTAAGGATCAAGCATGGCTACCAATATTGACAAAGCACTGTACCAACAACCCGCAGGGATTGACGCATTAGCGCAAAACGAAGATGCGATTGAAATTGAGATTGTTGACCCTGAAGAAGTCAACATTGCAATAGGTGACATGGAGATCAGCATCGGCGAGGGAGATGATGATACCTTCTCCGATAACTTGGCCGAAGAAGTAGCTGATAGCGCACTGCAATCTATGGCGAGTGAGTTGTGCTCTGACATTGACAACGACAAGAACAGCCGCAAAGATTGGGAGAAGTCTTACACAGAAGGCTTGAAGCTGTTGGGCTTGCAGATGGAAGAGCGCACAGAACCTTGGAACGGTGCGTCAGGTGTGTTTCACCCCATGATTACAGAAGCTGTTGTTAGGTTTCAAGCTGAGACAATTACTGAGACATTCCCAGCACAAGGCCCAGTGCGCACCAAGATCATTGGTAAGGAGACACCCGAGAAAAAAGAAGCGGCCACTCGTGTTCAAGATGATATGAACTATCAGTTGACAGAGAAGATGGTTGAGTTCCGCCCAGAGCATGAGCGCATGTTGTGGTCACTGCCAGCCACAGGCTCAGCGTTTAAGAAGGTGTACTACGATCCCAATTTGGGACGTCAAGTATCGATCTTTATTCCAGCCGAAGACATCATCTTGCCGTATGGCACAACAGAAATGGATACGTGCTACCGCATTACACACGTGATGCGTAAGACAAAGAATGAGATTCTCAAACTACAACAAGCTGGGTTCTATCGTGATATTGAGTTGTCTGAACCTGATAAATCCATCAGTGATATTCAGAAAGCCAAAGACAAAGAGACAGGCTTTAGTGACCTGAATGATGATCGTTACACACTGTATGAGTGCCACGTTGATCTAGACCTCAAAGGCTTTGAAGACGAAGAAGATGGCGAGCAAACCGGCATCATGTTGCCATACGTGGTAACACTCATTAAAGGTACCAACGATGTATTGGCTATTCGCCGTAATTGGAACGAAGATGACCCACTTAAACTCAAGCGTCAGCACTTTGTGCACTACCAATATATCCCGGGTTTTGGAGCTTATGGCTTCGGGCTTTTCCATCTTATCGGAGGCTTTGCTAAATCCGCTACATCTCTCATGCGTCAACTCATCGATGCAGGAACACTTGCCAACTTGCCCGGTGGACTCAAGACACGTGGCTTGCGCATCAAAGGAGATGACACACCCATCGCACCGGGAGAGTTCCGTGATGTAGATGTAGGCTCTGGCACGATACGCGACAACATCTTGCCTTTACCATATAAAGAGCCAAGCCAAACTTTGTACACATTGCTTCAAAACATTGTGGATGAAGGCCGCAGGTTTGCCGCTACCGCTGATATGAAAGTGTCTGACATGAGTGGCAACGCTCCTGTTGGTACGACACTGGCTCTTTTAGAGCGTCAGTTAAAAGTGATGACGGCTGTTCAGGCCCGCGTGCACTTTGCGTTAAAGCAAGAGTTGGGTCTGCTCAAAAACATCATTCGTGATTATTCTGATACTGATTACTTGTATGAACCAGAGGGTTCAAAAGGCCCCCGTGCTAAGCAGTCTGACTACAACCATGTAGATGTGATTCCTGTGTCTGACCCCAACGCCGCGACCATGAGTCAACGTGTTGTGCAGTATCAAGCTGTGATTCAGATGGCGCAGATGGCACCGGACATTTATGACTTGCCACAACTGCACCGCCGCATGTTAGAAGTTCTTGGTATCAAGAACGCAGATAAGTTAGTGCCGCTTGAAGAAGATCAAAAGCCCACTGACCCCGTGTCTGAGAATCAGAATGTGCTCAAGGGCAAACCCCTCAAAGCGTTCATGTACCAAGATCATCAGTCGCATATCCAAGTGCACATGATGTTGTTGCAAGACCCACTGATCCAGCAGTTCATCGGACAGAACCCCCGTGCTCCGGCCATTCAAGCGGCGCTTACTGCACACGTTGCAGATCACGTTGGCTACATGATGCGTCAGAAGATTGAGCAACAACTGGGTATGCCACTGCCGCCCGAAGACGAGAAGTTGCCACCGAACGTGGAGTTAGCTTTGTCAGCAATGATGGCGCAAGCGGCCAACCAAGTGCTTATGCAAGATCAGGCCAAGGCCGCACAGATGCAAGCACAGCAGCAACAGCAAGACCCCGTGGTTCAGATGCAGATGCAAGAGTTGCAACTCAAACAACAAGAGTTGGAATTAAAGAAGCAAAAGATGATGGCAGATGCCGCCGCCGCTTCCGACAAACAAGATTTGGAAGAGCAAAAAGTTAGTGGTCAGCTTCAGTTGGAATCAATGCGTGTGGGCGCACAAATCAAGGAAAGCCAAGCCAAACAACAGTTTGAGCAAGAACGCGCTGGTGTCCAAATGGGTGCTGAGATTGCAAAGAACCAAAAGCAAATGGATTTACAAGCACGCACTGCTGCACTGCAACATACATCTCGCAACCAACCTAAAACGGAACCTAAATCATGATCCAAGACTTCGCACGCGTTTTGCGCGAAAAAATACGCACCGACATGAACAACTACGCTGATGATTTGTCGGGTGGTGGGTGTCGCACATTTGAAGAGTATCAAAAACTTTGCGGGGTTATTCAGGGTCTGGCCCTCGCAGAGCGTTATCTCCTTGACCTTGCACAGAAAGTTGAACAATCAGATGAGTGACATTGATTTAACCCCCGGTGCTTTTGCACTGCCTGAACCCATCCAGCCTCTGGATGCACCTGAAGCTACTGATGAGCAAAAAGCCACGCAACTTCCAATCCCCACAGGTTGGAAGATTCTTTGCGCCGTGCCCGACATCTCTGAACGAGTGGATGGTACAAGTCTGGACTTAGTCCGACCTATTGAAAGCATGCGCCAAGAAGAAACAGCAACCACTGTGTTGTTTGTTTTAAAAGTTGGCCCTGATGCGTACAACGACACCACTAAGTTTCCTAACGGAGCATGGTGCGCGGAAGGCGACTTCATCCTAGTACGTACCTACTCTGGCACAAGGTTCAAAATCTTTGGCAAAGAGTTCCGTCTCATCAACGACGACCAAGTTGATGCTGTTGTGCAAGACCCTCGCGGCTTAACCCGCGCTTAAAAGGATTCAAAATGCCAGAAGCATATAAATTTCCTGATGAAGTTAACGAAAAAAACACAAAATCAGTAGAAATTGAGAACGAAAGTACTGAAATTGAAGTAGAAATCGTTGACGATACTCCCCAAGAAGACAGGGGCAAGCGGCCCCTAGGACGCGAAGTAGACGATCCGTCAGATGATGAGCTTGATTCTTACACTGATAGCGTTAAAAAGCGAATTAACGAGCTAACACACGCCCGTCACGACGAGCGCCGTGCCAAAGAAGCCCTTGCACGTGAGAAACAAGAGCTAGAGCGCATCACACAGCACATTTTGGATGAGAACAAGCGTCTAAAACAGCACGTAAGCACGGGTGAACAGACTTATTCTGAAACAATCAAGGCGGCAACCCATGCCGAGCTTGAAAATGCCAAGCGTAAGTACAAAGAAGCATACGAAGCAGGTGATTCTGATGCTCTGTTAGAGGCACAAGAGGCCATGACAGACGCTAAGATGCGCGTAGAAGCTGCAAAAAACTTTAGACCTACCCCTTTACAACAAGATGATAATGATGTACAAATCAGGTCATCTCCTCCACCCCGACAAGAGATCGACGATAAAACCCTGCGCTGGCAGGCAAGAAACCAGTGGTTTGGTCAATCGGGGTATGAAGAATTAACCAGCTTTTCTCTAGGGCTGCATCAAAAACTAGTGAACTCGGGGGTTGACCCTCGCTCTGACGAATATTTCGAGCGCATTGATGCTCGCATTAAATCGACTTTTCCAGAAATATTTGGAAAAGAAGAAAAGCCTAAATCGGTTGATGGCTCTAAAAAAGCTGCAACAGTAGTTGCTTCCGCGACTAGGTCGTCTGGGGTACGAAAAGTTGAAATGTCGCCAACGCAAATCGCCTTGGCTAAAAAATTTGGATTGACCCCACAGCAATACGCTGTTGAATTAGCAAAATTGGAGAAACAAAATGGCTGATACTATTGACCGCATCACACGTGACTTAAAGACACGCGATAAATCTGTTCGTGCGGTATACGTACCCCCGAGCAACTTGCCCGATCCGACACCTGATCCAGATTACACGTTTCGCTGGGTAGCGACTCATGTGCTAGGTCAGCCATTAGCCAACAACGTGTCCTTACAGATGCGCGATGGTTATGAGCCG